GAACTCGAAAAATCAGCAATGCCGACCACTGGCATTTTGGGCGGTGTTCGTCGGACTGTTGCAGGCTGGGCAGGTGATCCGACATACAAGCAATAGAGCAAAGACTTGGCAAACGACCAAATCAGCAACATTCAGGCAATGGGCGGCTCTTTGGATACGGTTGCCGGCCAGCAGCTGACAAAAATGGCCAGCGGCGATGAAACTTACCCGCCAAGTGTTTTGATCAATATCGCAAGGCGTGCCGGATCTGATCTGACCAATATTGATATGCAAGCCACTGCTGCTCAGAAATTCTCTGCTAAATTTGGTGATAACAACTTAAAATCATTTAAACAGATGTGGAGTAAAAACGCCGACAGCAAGATTTTTGAGGCTATCAATATTGTTGATCAGGTCAAAGATCCTGCAGATCGTAAAAAAGCATTAGATATGCTTTTGCCCAAAGATCCAGCAGAACGCCAGATTTATTTGAAAAAGTATCAAAACATTAAAAAACTAACCGAAACGGGAAGTCTATAAATGGATGCTTTGGAAGAATACCTTTCAAGCAGCAAAACGCAGCCAGCAGCGCCTGCACCTGTGCGGGCGGCTGGCTTTCCTGTCGTTACACCAGAAGTGCAACGTGGCCGTGATTCTTATCGGCAAAAGATACTTGGGCAAGAACTGGCACAAAATCAAGCGGCGCTTGCCAGCGCCACAACGCCGGAAGCTCGTCAACTGGCGCAATCCAATATTGACAGTTTAAACCGCGAGATGGGCGGCAAAACGTCTGCACCTGTTGGTAAACCATCTGCGGCAGCGGCGGCATTACCTGCACCAATGGCAGTGCCATCAGGGGCGCCACAAGATGAACTTGAGCAATATTTGTCTGGCACTACTGCAAAAGTGCCTGCGCTAACAGTGGCGCCGACTACGCCAGAAAAACAGAAAAGCAATGTTGCGGCTGTTGCTGAACGCAATTTGCCAGCCCGGTATGAAGTGCCTGTTGCTTTAGCGTCTGGCGCATTGGCCGCGCCGATCGCTGGGCTTGCGGGGATTGTTGGATCTTTGCTGCCAGGGGAGGCAGGACAGGGCGCACGCTATGTTAAAAACGTTCAGGAAGCAATGACCTATCAGCCAACTTCTGAAGGCGGCAAAAAGGTTATGGAGGGCGTGGGAACGGTTCTTGAAAACTTAATTGAGAAACCAACAGAAGCAATTGGCAGCGGCGTTGCAGAACTATATGGACCGGCAGCAGGCGCGGTTACTAAAGGCGCATTGCAGGCGGCGCCGGGTCTTTTGGGCTTGCGCGGTGGTAAACCTCCCGCAATTTCTGGCGTAGTGCGTGAAATGGCACCTGCTGCAGAAGTCGTTGCCACAGACATTCCAACGATCGTTAGACGACAGGCAGAAGCACGCCGCGCTGCCGAAGCGGGTGCACAACCTATGGCAGCGGCACCAGAGGCGGCGCCAGTTGCGCCTGCAATTGCGGGTAGGCAAACCTATCAAGAATTGCAAAACACGCTAAATGCACAGCGTGCAGCGGCGCAGGGGATGCCTCCGGCGCCTGTTACTGTTGCCGCACCAGAGATGGGTAAGGTAAGCGCGGGTGCTGCGGTAACTCCAAATGAAACGATCATTTATCAGGCTTTGACTGGATCAAGCCCAGAACTGCAATTAGCTTTAAAAGATATTCCGGTCACAAAAACCAATTTGCCTATCCTGCAACGCCACATTGAAGCCGACAGTTTGCCTGTTCCGGTTAGACTGACAGAAGGTCAGGCCACTGGCGATATTGTGAAATTGTCAAACGAACAAAATAGGCGCGGTCAAGAACCTGCGCTTGCCCAGCGATTTAACGAACAAAACAACCAGTTGGTTGAAAATATTAGTGCGATTCGAGAACGGGCCGCGCCTGATGTATATGGCACAAAAACAATTGAAAACAGTCAATCTGTAATTGATGCTTATAAAGCATTAGATCAAAGCAAAAGCACCGCCATTCGATCAGCGTATAAAAAACTGGAAGATGCCAACGGCGGTCAATTTCCTGTTGATGGCAAAACGCTTGCAAACAATGCTGATAATTTACTTGCCAAAAAACTAAAAACAGAGTTTTTGCCTTCTTCAATTCGTTCACAACTGGAACGTTTTAAAGCTGGCGAACAAATGACGTTTGAACAGTTTGAAGCACTCAGAACCAATTTGGCAGCAGAAATGAGAAAAGCCGAACGTGCCGCAGATGGCAATGCTGAAATGGCTTTAAGCATTGTTCGCCAGGCAGCTGAAGAATTACCACTGCAAGCCTCTGTTGCAAAGAATCTCAAGTCTATTGCTGATAGTGCCAGATCATTGGCTAAACAACGTTTTGATATGTTGAAAAAAGATCCTGCTTATAAAGCGGCGGTTAATGATACTGTTCCTGCCGATAAATTCATTGATAAATTTGTTATTAATGGAGTCAACAAAAACATAAAAACAATGGTTGATCATTTGGGAAAGAACTCTGAAGCTCATCAAAACATGGCAGCTGGAACGGTAAACTGGTTAAAAACAAAAGCAGGAATTGTTGAAGAAACAGGAAATTTCAGCCAAGCGGCATACAACAAAGCATTAAAGCATTTAGATGATGTAAAAAATTTAAATGAAATATTTACGCCTGAATCTGCAAGCCAATTAAAAACACTTGGCAATGTTGCCAGATATACGCAAGCGCAACCGCGAGGTGCATTTGTTAATAATTCCAATACGCTTGTCGGTGCATTAGCTGACCGAGCAGCAGGATTGACTGAGGCAGGTTTAAACTTAGCATTTGGTGGTAAATATGGAATTCCGGTTGGCAGTATTGCAAGGGAACATATTAAAAAAATTAAATCTGAAAAAGAGGTTCAACAATCACTTGAACTCGGCGCTGGTTCAAAAACAAAACTTAAGGACATCGGCAAATAATGGCAACTTCTACCGAACTCGACGTTCGTTTGACCTCGCACGAAGCGGTGTGCGAGCTGCGCTACGAAACCATCAACGCAAGGCTCAAGCGCATTGAAATGATCGGCGTTACTGCTGCGGGTGCCATTATTATGTTGCTGCTAAATTTAGTTATGAAAGGCTGACCATGAAAACGCTATTGCTGCTGGCTCTGCTATCCACCAACGCGCTTGCCGGTGGCGTCAATCTGATGATCTGTAATGGTGAGTTTGCCTTGTGTGCTGCGTCTGCCAGCGTGCCAACCGGCAAGACGATCAAGGTAGAGGGTAAGGAGTTCCAAGAGGGCATGGCGGTCTGTCCGGTGCTGACCGGCAAAGCCATCGCAAACGCAGATCTGATGAAGGGCAGCTGCAAGGCACCGCCGGGTAAGGTCTGGTCGTTGTTCTCAACCATCACCGAGTATCCCCAGGCACCAAGCTGGGCGGTCGTCACCATGACGCCCAGGACGTTTGTCACCACGACCGAGGCTGGCGGCGGGATGAGTAACCAGTGGTCATTCCTCTGCGACAAGCAAGCCAAAAAAATCAACGGCGTGCAGCTTGCCAATTGCTACGGCCCGATCAACGAAAGTCCGTGGAATAACGGCCATGTGGCGCCGGGCAGCACTTCGTTTACGGCTGCACCCGTTGGGGCTGCAAATCCTGTCGGCGGCAATGTGCCGTGAACCCGTTACTGCTCTCTGGCCTGTTTGACTTGGGCAAAGGACTGATTGACCGCCTGTTCCCCGATCCGGCGGCTAAAGCGGCGGCGCAGCTTGAACTGCTCAAGATGCAGCAGGCCGGTGATCTAGCACAGCTCGCTGCCGACACCGATCTGGCAAAGTTGCAAATCCAGACCAACCTTGCCGAGGCCGCAGGCAACTGGTTTACTGCTGGCTGGCGACCGTTCATCGGCTGGATCTGCGGTGTGTCGTTGTGCTACGTGGCGATCATCGAGCCAGTGGCGCGGTTTGTGGCGCAGGTTTGGTTTCACTACACCGGCGCGTTTCCGACAATCAACACCGATTTGACCATGCAAGTGCTGCTCGGTATGCTCGGGCTTGGGGCTATGCGGTCGGCTGAAAAAATCAAAGGCGTAGAGGGCAACCGATGATTAGTAACTTTCCGGCGTCACTGGCGCTGGTGCTGAAGGCAGAAGGTGGATTTGTTAACCATCCACGCGATCCCGGAGGAATGACTAATCTCGGCGTGACGCGCAATGTATGGAAAGAATGGGTTAACCGCGAGGTGGACGAGGCCGAGATGCGAGCATTGACGCCCGAGCTGGTGACGCCGCTCTACAAACAGAGATATTGGGATGCCTGCAAGTGTAGCGACCTGCCGCGTGGTGTGGACTATGCCGTGTTCGATGCTGCCGTGAATATGGGGCCAGCACGCGCTGCAAAGCTGCTGCAAGAGGCGCTAGAGGTGAAGCCTGACGGTATTATCGGCAGGGCCACGATCGCTGCTGCGACCGCTGCCGATCCGGTGGAATTGCTGGAGGCGTTTAGCCTAGGCAAGGAAGCGTTTTACCAATCCCTGCCGACGTTTGGCGTGTTCGGCAAGGGCTGGCTTAATCGTGTGGCGCACGTGCAAGATGCGGCAGAGGGGATGATGGCATAAGTTCAGGCATATTAACTTTCACCCACTCCAGCAATTCAACTAGATCGACTAGCGTGTTACAGTAGCCAGCCTCGTTTGCTGCCCAAATGACGGGTCTGTCTTTTACATAAGTAAGTTTTACGTCTAGACCTTCGTCGTATTCTGTAACGCCGACCATTACTTTATCCACCGTTTTTCTCCCGCAGCAACGCCTCAATTGCACGAATTAAATCCCACGCGCTGTATTTTGCATACAGGGCATGAGCCTCTTTGTCTGTGATGCCTTTCCATTTATCCACCGTTCTTCTCCTTTAGTTTTCTTTCTTCATCCCGACAAAAGCGACATACCACAGGCTCTTGCTCTGGCTGTGCCAGAACTTTATTTTTCCAGAACTTAATTTCTTCATACTCTAGTGCTCCACATGTGCAAAATTTTCCGTCATTCCAGTAGCGGCAATGATCTGAGTGTCTGAGCTTATTAAGTTCAGGTTTATTCCAATTTACCTGCATAGCTGGTTCCGCAAGCGCGACTCTCAAACCGTCAACAACTTTCAAATACTCTGCCATCGTATGAAACTTTGTGCTTTGCAACCAGTTAAACGCCGCTTGCGCGGCTTCTCTCAGTTTTTCGCTCATTTCATTCACCCTCCCATTTTCCAATAGTGCGTAAAAACGCTTCTGCGCGTTGGGCTGCGGTGGCATCAATTGGGTGTTGCTCGTCCGTTACTTTTGACAAGTAGCCAAGATACATGCCCCAGCCACCTTTCGCGTATAGATTTGGTCTGATCAAAACCTTCTCCGCTTCGTGCATGGCGTTGAGGTCGTTGAGGTAGTTGGGAAGAGGTGCCGCGTTTTCGATATGGATTCCACGCGGTCTAATTCCACATACTCTACCCATTACAAATCCCAGCGTGTCAGTTGGGAGGTAGTGATAAGCATCGTCACACGGGCGTAGTATTTCAGTCCACCCACACGCTTTTGCAATAGCTATCTGCTGCGCTTCTGGTTTCATCATTCACCCTCCCATTTTTCAATTAACTCAAACTCCGGCACCGGCTTTCGCGCTTCAACTGTTAAGGATTCCTTTTCACCCTTTCTGATTTTTGTTGCCATCGCCAGCACTGTTTGATAGAAGCCAGCCGGTGCGTTACGCTCGGCGGCAATCACAAGGGCGGCAAAGCGTTCAAGCGCCTCTACGTTTTTTAATTCCCATATCTGCTCGTATTCATAATTTGTGTGCTCTCCTAGCCCCGCTTCTCGGGCCATTGCAATCATTTCTTCGTGTGTCATTTCCCACCCTCCTTCATTGCCGCGTCGATTACTTCACTAAATAGTGATACCGTTTGATTATCTGTTGCGTGATACCAAATGCGCTTACTTACAGCGCAATGCGTTGGGATATTAGGCCCACTAGTGCAAACATCGGGGCCGTCAGGTTCAACATCATAAAACGTCATGTTGTTATTAACCCATTTACGCATCGCCAAAATCTTGGCCTGTGCTGCGGCAAGTTCGCGCTCAAGCTGTTCAATCCGCAAACTTTGCTCTATGTAGGTTGGTATAAGTCTGCTCATTTCTTCTCCCTTTCTGATTTTTGCTGCCAGCGCGAAACCCTCGTCATCCCATGCGCCGGTGTATTGCTCAATGATCTTCGCGCACCGTTCACGCTCTTTGGCAACCGTTTCGGCAAGTTGAGATTTTGCCTCGGCAAGTTCGCGCTCAAGGGCGAGTGCAAGGTCTAATAACTCATGCCGCTGCATCTCAATTGTGTTTTTTCGGTAGATCAGCGCATCCGTTCTTGGTGTGTCGCTCATCGCATCACCAGCACTGTGCAGATGATGACCAGCACGACAACCACCAAGCCGATCCTGCCGCAGTCGGCAAAACCTTCTGTATATCCTTCATCATAATCATTCCAGTTACCCATAAATCCTCCGATATTTAACGGCGAGCTTTCTTCACATTGTTAAGCCCAAGCACTTGTATCTCATACCGGCGCATCGTGGCGGCAACGTCGGTTTTTGCCACATTAGTCGGGATAAACGGGTATTCGATAATGTAGATTTTGCGCTCGCGTAAATAGGCTATGGCGGCTTCAAGTTTTTCAGTCATGATTTCCTCTCATTCCAGCGTTTGATGGCAACCTCGAGGGGCTGGTCCGTATCGTGGTGCGGTCCGATCATCTGGCATTCCTCGCAGCAAATTGCGATCACATTGGGTTTAACCTCGTCGACCAAGACATCCTCATTACCGCAGAATGGGCAGGGCAAAATAACGATCTGTCGTTTTTGGCGCTGCTCGCGGGCAGTTTCCCAGCGGTCGAGATCCTGGCTAAATTCGCGCTCCAGCCGGTCAAAGTCGTTTGTGCTCATTTTTTTACCCCTTTTGCTTTTTTAGGTTTCTCTTTTTCCTCTTTTTCCCACGGCAGATCGTCGACCAGATCTTTGAAATGGTCAACCGGCTGTGTCGACGTAATGTCGCAGTCAAACTCGGTTTTAATGCTGGTCAGGGCAAAATCGCCTAGCAGTGACTTGTCGGCCAGGTTGGTTATGTCCTGGCTAGTGTAGGTCGGCTGCTGGAACTCGGTTCCGGTGATCTTGTTGCGGTAGGTCAAAAGATTATTGGTCGCATCCATCAGCTCGGCAAACCGGCCGAGCAAGGTAGGAATGTGGCGGTGCTCACCGCATCCAGCACGTTGCGCTGATACATCCATGTCGGGTTTGCCTTGTGCACACGACCAGCGGGCCTCTCCGTCAGTCTCAGGCGTGCTGTGGGCACAGGTTCTGCAGCTCACCGACGGCGCTTCTGTTCCGTAACACTGGTCTTTGAACCGGCAGAATTTGCAGGTAAAGTTCGTGGCATCGTCGGCCAGCGTGACTGCAGGTTCTGGTGACGTAATGATGCGCTCGGCTCGCTGGATGGCCTGGTTGAATGCATCCTTGTCAAACTCAATGCGCTCGGCGTGGATCTCGTCAGTATCCTTGTTGACCATCAAATACATGGCGCGAGTGAGGCCAGCCCAGCCCATGTATACTTGCATCTGCACGTAGTGTTGCGGCTTGTCCTCCTTTACGCCTTTTTTGACCATCGCGGCAAAGCTCTTGGCGTTTGCGGTCTTGAATTCGAGCAAATGCGGCGTCTTGGGCGCTTCCGGCAAGCCCAGCCCAACACCGTCAAGACTACCTGCAAAATGGCCGCCAACAGCCTTGTAACGCCACTGGTTGCCGTCTGCGTCTTTATCCCACACCTCGACACCTATGGCACGCAGATCCGCAATCAAGCGCGGTTCCTGGTGGTTGCCTGAATCAAATAACCTGAGCATCCGGCCGTCAAAGTCTGCCGGTTTTGCCCAGCGGAAAGACAGCCACAGGTAACGGTCGCACTCGTGGCCAATTTCGCTGGCGCCTAAGTGCGGGCGCCCCTGCCGGTCTGCGCTGGTTTCGTAGTGCCGGAATATTGCGGATCTGGTGCTGTTCTGCTGTTCTGGTATCTCTGCCATGATTCCTCCGTAATTATTTAATTGTTTTTATAATTTTTAACAAGTTTTTAATAATTGAATTTTGCCATAACAATTGAATTTCAATTTCACCAAGACAATAAAAATCAATACCATGTAATTCTTTTTTATATTTACTTTTAATATTATTTAAACCATTAATGCAAAAACTTTGATCTTCTTTGTATTCTTTTATTTCTTTTTTAATTTCTTCTAGCGTAAGTGAATCTTCATTTTCCCAAAGCATTTCATTAAAACTTTTGCGTTTCATGATTCCTCCGTAACGCCGGGGCGTTGCCGCCCCAGCTTGTGATTACTTCTTCGACCAGGGGGCAGCTGCCGCAACCTTGCCGGTTGCAAAAGCTGCCGGTGCTGCCGGTTTAGCTTTAGGCGCCGGTGCGCCTGTGGCAGTGCTGTAACCCTTAATGCGGTTGGTCATCTGGCCTGACTGCGGGTTCAGCTCTTGTACCACGTCAACGGTCAGCGGTTTGTTGTGCAATTCGTCGCTATCCTCCAATTCCATGACGCCAACGCAATGGCAAATTGCGCTGAGTTCGCGTTGAGCAATACCGACCGCGGTCGCGTTGGGGTTGACCAGATTCAACCTGGTCCACAGCTTGCGACCTGAGTGCTTGGTGTCGCCGATCACTTCCATTGTGAGCATGAGATACTCGCCGGTGCCTGCTTTTGTTTCCTTCATCTCGCTGTCGGTGATGATGACTTCGTAGCGACCGGCGGGCAGGGCGTCAAACGACTGTTGCGGTTCTACAGCTGCGGCGTTGAAATTAAGTGAGGCCATGATTATTTTCCTTTGGTTTGTTTGGTTGTTTCGGTTGTGGTCGTCATTGCGTCTGCCAGTGCTGACCAGTCCAACGGCAGTGAATCAGGTAGGCTGTAGCGGTTCTTTGCAAGGTAAGCCGGTTTCTCACTGGTGTAGAGCAGGCGCTCGCCGGTGCTGATGCCGCGGCTTACTTTGTTGTTGAAGCCTACATCTGACGATTTGACGATCGTCTTATAATTGGCAAATCCCACTACGTCGCACCATTCCTGCACCAGTGCGCTGCTGCGGGCTTGCAGTTTGGGCTGGTATCTTTCATAAGGCTCGACCTCTGGCGAGTCAAACCGCTTGATCTCGCAGTGTGCCAACAGAATAGACGCCATGCCTTTGTTACGCAGGGCGGTCAGATCGTCAAGGATCTTGCGCCAGAGATCCGCAGCGATCACGGCGCCCTTGCCGTAGGCAAGGTCTTTTGCATCATACTGGCCGTTGATCTGTTCCCAGATCAGGTTATCCAGCCA